AATGTGTATCCGTTTGGATTACCAGCGTTGAGAGCAGTCTGAACCATTCTCATGACCATTTCACGGTCGATTTCGGCTTGAATTTCATACGACATAGCGTTTGTCAATTCAGAATCGATATCGAGTCCGTTCATGTTCTTAAGATCTTGTTCGAGTTCAACAGACCAGCGAGCGGCGAGACGGCGTGTGCCAGCTTCGACGGCTGTTTTGCTGAATTCTACAGTGACCTGAGGAATGTTTCCAGTAAGCTCGAATTGGCTCAACAGGGCTGCAACACCTTGGTCTTGTCCGAGTACTTCAAAATCTGTACTGAGACCGGAAAGTGATGTTGCGCTTGTTCCTGTAAAGCGTGTGTCGAGGAACTGATATCCGAGTTCGTTTGGTCCTGCAACTCTGGGTGTACCATTGTTGCTTATTGTGGTTGATCCGGTTTGATAACCGTCTAAACCATTAGCACCAAGACTCGAATTCTCATAGCGGTAACGCAGGGCAAATGCAAGTCCTACTGGACCACTCATTGGTTGTACACCGACAATTTCGTTGGTGATCAACTCAGGGAATGTACGTCTGATCATTGGTATTAATACCTTTGGTAAACGTGCATCACCAGTTGCATAACCATCGTTCGAACCGATTGTGCCGGGAGGTGTATAGATACCACCAATAGTGGATCCACTGCCGAAAGCACCGCCGTTGCCAGCGAAGTTTCCAGCTTCTTCCAAGCACCAACGCTCTTGGTTTTCCATCAGCATTGCTGTGGTAACGCGAGCATGTTCATCTTCGATAGCGCGTACCTTGTCACTTGTATAATCAAGAACAGGTGCCCACTTTTCGAGGAGTTGGTTCGCACGGGATTTGTCGATAAAACCAGGTGCGGGTTTTACATTAGCCATTTTGTTATTTCTCCTTATGGATTAACGTTCGGGAAGGATGTCATACCCTTCTCCACCTTAAAAATGCTTATCGTATTTCTTTCAAAGCATTAAGATATCCGTTTACTGGAGTATTTGATTCTTCAGTACGAGATTCAGAAATTACTTTAGGAGCAGGTACTTTAGCATCTTTGGAGATTGCTTTTTTCTTTGCTTCTTCTACAAGTTTATTTGTAGATTCGTTCTCTTCTCTTTCGAACATCTCAACGACAAATTTAAAATTTTCCTCGATATAATCAGGAGTTTTGTCGTTCAACAGTTTAAAGACATATTCTTTCTTGGAAGTAGGCATTTTGCTTGTTTTCTTTTCAAGAATAAGCGAAGCCTTTACTTGATCAAGTTGTTCATTCAATTCAATGTTCTCTTTATAAGATTGATTCAATTGATTATGAAGCTCATCAATTTTTTCCTTTCCTTGTGAAATTAAACTTTTAACATCTTCGTTTAATGTAGAAGGATCAAAAGAAATGATTTCTTTAATTTTTTCAATTTGTTTTCTGGCACTCGTATTTGAAACAGCTTCTTCCAATTGTTGTTGAGGAATTGCCTTTTCCAAATAAACGTCCATAAAGTTACTAAGTTCATTTACAACTTTTTTGCTGAAATTCTCAGCTTTTTCATTAAGAGCTTTACGATAAAAACCAACAAGATTTTCTAATTTTGCTGTGTGGTTTTCGTTAATGGCTTCTACAACTTTTTTAAGTTTGTCGGAATGATCTGCATCAATTGCTTCCAAAAGTTTTTCCAATTTTGAAGCATGTTCTTCATCTTGTTTGTTTAAAGCACTTTCAACTTCGAGTGTGAGTTTTGAATCAACTTTTTCGTCTACTGCATGTTCGAATGCTTCTGCAATTGCCAAAGCTACTTCTTCGCTGAGAATGCTTTTATCAATACTGTTTATAATTGATGAGATATCCATAAATTTGTATATTATTATTTACTCTTCTTAGATGTCTTTTTCTTATCTTTTTTTAAGGCTTTAAAATCTGCGCCTGTAATTTTGTTTTTTGGCTTTGCAGCATTTGCAATTTTTTTCTGTGCAGGAGAAAGTTTTTTAGAAGTTTTCTCGACTCTTGCCTTTACCTTTTCTGTAACTACTTGATCAAGTGTTTTGTTTGCTTCGGAATAATTCTTTTCACAAACTTGACCGATCAATTTAGAAATTAAGTTTTTAATGTTCATATTTATACTTATCTTTTATAATTTACAATTAAAGTGTTTTTAATGAGTTAATGAAATTTATTATTTGTTCTTTAAGATATTGATCTTTATTTTTAGTAGGAAGTGTTTCTATGGATTTTTCAAATTTTTCATAAACAGGAAGAAAATTTCCTTCTTCGCTTAAAACCCATTGTTTTGATTCCAAAATTCCATTTACAAAAGCAGAAGGAACCGATGGATCAGCAACTACATCAACCGCAACCAATCTAAAATCTGCTACTTGATTGATTCCATTTTTTTCTTCCAATCTTCCAAGTGCTCTGCTGGAAACCCCAAGCTTTACACCATCCAAAATTAAAGAACGAACAATTTGTCCCATTGGTGTAGAAAGAACTTTTGATTTACCTTCAAAAATATTTCCATTTTGTTTTAGTTCTGTTACAACGTGACAAACTCTTTCCAAATTTATTTCAGGAGTTGAAGGATGATTTAATTCTCCGGTTGCACGTTTTGTCGTTATCATTTCATTAGTATAACGATCAACTTCTTTTATCATTTCTTCCAAAGGATAGACTCTTTTATTTTTATTGGCTTCATTTGCCATCAAGAATGGTCCTTGAATGTGAAGTATCGAAGGAGTGTTTCTATTTTGTTCTTCAATCAAATACTTTATTTCGTATGTTGGTTCTTCTACTAAAAGATTATATGCTTTGGACATAATGGTTTATATATATTTATAGTTTATTTACCTACTTTTTGTAAAAATATAGTTATTTTTTAAGATAAACTATTTATTTTTTGATCTGTTAGTATAATGAATTGATATCCTTTCGATTTTCCCCATGCTTCGGCAGCTTGCCATTTTGCTTGATTTATCACCCATTGTGTTTGTTCATATATCATAGTTTTTGGTTTTTTATGCTTACTCGGATCCGGTCTTATGGTTTGTTTATGAGGTTTGATTTCAATCAATAATTTTTTAATAGTTCCATCTTTGTCTTTTAAAGCTGCAACAAGATCTACAAAATATCTATGAATTCTTCCGTCCATTGGAGACTGATAAGGAATTACAATACTTTCCGATCCCCATGTAAGAATGTTTGGATTGTTATCAAACCATCTCATTACTTTCAATTCCAAAGACGATCTGTATATGCAGGGGAGTTTTCCTTTGTATTTTGATGGATTTAAAAATTGAAATATACCTTGTGTATAATTTTTATTTTTTTTGAAAGAAGGCTTCACATGTATAATTTACAAGTTAGCCCACAAAAAACTTGATAGGATCTCTATCAACAGTATCTTTCATAATTTCTTCTTCGAGAGTTTTTTTCTCTTCTACACCTTGACTCATCAAATCTGAATAGTTTACAGCCTGTCCACCAAATAGATTTGTTCCTGTGTATTTTCCTCTTATATGACCCATTGCAATTTTTGTTTGTGCCAACGCATGTCTGTAAACCCAAAGTTGATTTACTAAAAATTTTAAAGGTTTTTGCATTTTACAACCAACCAATCCGAAATATACATTTGAACTTTGTTGTGCAGGTTCTGGAATTATTTTGAGTATTTGTGTATCAGGATCAAAACGCAAATATGGAGTAAGTGCCAAAACTTTGTCGCGTGTATCCAACCAAGTTTTGAGTGCTTGCCAAGTTACCAAATCATAACCAACATTTCCAAGCAATTGCCCAAAGTATGCTTGTTGTGCAATTGTATTTTCAATTGTAAAAAGTGTATTGACTCCAGTATTGTTTCCTTCAGCAAAAGAAAAGACATCTATAACTTTTCTATAGCTATCCATGTCATAATCATAACCTGCACTTAAAGAAGGATTGTTTGTATTTGAATTGTACATATTAGGAGTGATATTCATCAAATCTCCAATTGGCAATCCAATGCCGGGTTTATACAAATCAGATCTAAAAATTAAAAATTCCTCAGTTGTTCCTGAAAATTTTGTAAACCATTCAATCGAAATATCAATCAATTCATATATTTGTTCACTGCTTATTTCTATTTGGATCAAAGGTTCACCTAAACTGCGACGAATCCTTTGGGCTAATTGATCATAACTTTTAATTTGGGAATTAAAAGTAGTACTTCCATGAAATTTATTTGGTAAAAGAGACATTTATTATATTTATAGGAACTTTTTTAATTTAAATGAAATTAATCTATTATTGTAATATACTGATTTAATTATATTTATTGATATTTCCAACAACCAAACCAATATCTTTTTTTGTAAGAGTTACGATTCCGTATTTCCCATTTACTGAAATAACCGGACTTTGACCAACATTAACAGTAACAGATTCTATGGGAGCGGGTGTAATATCTATTATAATTTGGTCACTCATTGTATTGTTCTAAAAGTATTTTGCCAATCTGTTGAAAATGGAGAGCGAGGTATGATAGGCCAATTACCCATTAAATATGTATTTACCTCTCCCGAACATAATGATAATGTCAAGCTCCAAGCATAGTTTCCAACGGGAATGTCTGCTATTCTTGGTAAAATACTAATATTACCAGCAGTTGGGGGGTTTAATATAACAATACCACTTGTTGCAGTAGATAGAGGAAATACATTTGGAGTTGCCAAATTATATACCAACTTTACTGCCATTTCCACAGATGCTCCGGTCAAATCCAATGCAGAACCGTTTTTGGTAAATGTAATAATCGGAATACCTTCCCAAGTATCTCCTGTTATTTGTGCAGGAATATCATAATTCATATACTATATTTATATGAAAAATGTTAGTTTATGCTGGAGTTGCTTCTGCTCCTGCTGGTTTTGGACTTGCTTCTGTTCCTGCTGGTGCTGGAGCACCACCTTCTGCGCCACCTGCTTCTGGAGCACCACCTTCTGGTGTAGTTTCTGCTCCACCTCCTCCACCTCCACCAAATTCTGGAATGGATGAAGAAGAAATTCCACCGCCTCCACCACCTCCAAGTGCAGATGCCTCTACACCAGCAGCAGCTTCGGTTGCAGCATACAACACTTCTCTCCAATTCGGGCCGTTGCTTTCAATTTGATTTATTTCCCAATTGAGTGCAGCATCTTTTCTTCTCCATTCCATATTTTCTCCAATTTTTGCATCAGAATAATCCAGATAATGTCTTTGTGCAAATGTCTTGGAAATACTATCATTCTGACTCATGTCATTGAAGTTTTTGAATTTGAGTTCAAGTAATTGTTGCTGACGAATTGCAAAGAAATTGGAAGGAGGAGTAAAACTAAAATCAAAATAAGATTCATGGAGTTTATACTCTTTCCACCAACCTCTTAATTTAAGATGAGTGACAAAAGAATCTTTCAGACCAGCCGATACGTGATTTTGCAAACGAACAATAAATTTTGCAAACTTCAATTCATCTTTTAAAATTTCCGACCCATCTTTAAATGGTTCGTTTGGATTCAAACGAGTAATTGGAACTTTCAAACTCTTATAAAGTTTATTGACAAAATACATCAAATCATCCAACTGACCTAAATTTGCACCCCCTTGCATCATCTCAACATCTGATCCCACTTCTCCATTTCTTCTGGCAAACCAATAACTGTCGAGCATAGTTTGGGGATTGTAAATGTTGCCAGCGCCGGGTGATTGTGTACTGGAATTGTAAGTCTGTTTGCTCCAAT